TGAAGATATAAATGCTGCTAAAGCAGATACTATTCAAGATAAAGAAACAGCAGCACAATCTACTGTAAGTTTAGATCAGCAACTTGCAGCTTTGGGTGGTTCTCAACAAGCTATAGCTGATATGCAACAAGAAACTTTTCAAGAAGTTAAAGGTGCATCTGATAAAGAAAAAATGGAAATACGTAAAAGAAAAGAACAGCAGTTGCAAAGAGCCATTCGTCAAAGAAGAAAATCAGGTTTTCAAGGTAGACGATCTTTAATTACAGGACAATCTGGTGGCAGAGGATATGCTTAATGGAAATGTTAAATAGTGATTTTGTAAACGATGAAAATGTTAAATCATTATTAACTCGTTATGAAAAAGCAACAGCAATTAAAGATCAATTTAAAGATTTGTTTGAAGAGTGTTATGAAGTAGCATTTCCTCAAAGAAAAGGATTCTATACAGAAACAATAGGTGAGCGTAGAGATGAAAAGATTTTTGATGAAACTAGTGTCGTGGGTGTTCAGGAGTTCGCCTCAAGACTCCAACAAGGACTTGTCCCAAACTTCGCAAGGTGGGCAGACTTCCAAGCAGGTTCGGAAACGCCCAACGAAGAAAAAGAAGCGATCAACAACGAACTCGACGAAATAACAGAATATGTTTTTGAAGTATTACAAAACTCAAATTTTGCACAGGAAATACATGAATCCTTTATGGACTTAGCTGTAGGTACTGGTGTTCTTGGTGTAGAAGAAGGTGATGCTTTAAATCCTATTAATTTCTCAGCTATTCCTTTAACAGATGTAGTTCTTGATACAGGACCAGATGATAGAATAGATCATGTATTTCGTGAAAGAGAAATAAGATTTCGTAATATTCCAAATCAATATCCTAATTCAAAATTAAATACTGAATTGCTAAATTCTATTGCATCGCATCCAGATACAAAAACCAAAGTATTAGAAATAGTTTGCAGAGATTATTCTAAAAAAAATGAAGATGCTTTTACACAAACAACAATACATGAAAAATCAAAAAGTGTTATAGATCATAAAGAGTTTAAAGGTGTAGGTTCTAATCCTTTTATTTGTTACAGATGGTCTAAAGTTGCAGGTGAAATCTATGGAAGAGGACCATTAATGAATGCTCTCTCTGCTATTAAAACTTGTAATTTAACAGTACAATTAATACTTGAAAATGCACAAATGTCTATTTCTGGTATTTATCAAATGGATGATGATGGTGTTGTTAATCCAGATACAATATCATTAATGCCAGGAACTATTATACCTAAAGCACCTAATAGTGCAGGACTGCAACCCATAAGGGCAGCAGGTTCTTTTGATGTTGCACAGCTTATTCTCTCAGATATGCGTTTGAATATTAAGAGAGCTTTGTATAATGATATGCTTGGTAATCCAGATCGTACACCTGCATCAGCTACAGAAGTTGCAGAACGTATGGCTGATTTATCCAGACGTATTGGTTCTGCCTTTGGACGATTGCAAGCTGAGTTGGTACAGCCTGTATTGCAAAGAGTTGTGTATATATTAAAGAAGCAAGGACGTATAGAATTACCTACTATTAATGGTAGAGAAATAAAAGTAAGGTCTGTTTCTCCATTAGCACAAGCACAGAATCAGGCAGACATTACTTCTATAGCTCGTTGGATGGAAATGATACAATCTAATTTTGGTCCACAATTAGTTAATTTACTAATTGATACAGAACAAACATCAGCACATTTAGCAAAGAAGTTTGGTGTTCCTGATACACTTATTCGTGATACACAAGAAAGAAAACGTCTTGCTGAACTTGCTTCTGCATTAGCACAACAAGCTAATCCAAATATGGGTATTGAAGATGTATTAGGAGATGTAGCAAGTGGTGGATAAAAATTTTATTAGTTTAGATGGTTTTCAAAGAAATAGAATAAATGATGCTCGTATATCAACAGATGTTGCTGCATTATTTAGTACAGACTTAGGACAACAAGTATTTAAATATTTAAAAAGTATTACTATAGATGCTGTTAATGGTCCTAATGTTACAGACGCAGAGTTGCGTCACCTCGAAGGTCAGCGTTATATAGTTGGCTTAATAGATCGAAGAATCCAACACGCACATAGGGTGAAAAATGAACGAGCAAGTTGAACAGAATACAGTTGCAGATGTAATGGAAAAGAATGAATTAACAGAAAATGTTTCACGTGAAACATCTGTTGATGCAGCAATGGATACTGTTGCACCAGTTGAAAGACCAGAATGGTTGCCAGAAAAGTTTACCAAAGCAGAAGATTTAGCAAAGTCTTATACTGAATTAGAAACTATGGTTGGTAAAAAAGAAGAAGAGTATCGTGATAAGTTTCAAAAAGAATTAGAAGAAGAAGCTTTTAAAGATAGACCAGAATCAAAAGGTGAGTATGTAATTAGTGAAGAAGCACAAAAGCTTTTAGATATGGGTGCTGTTACAGATAACAAATTATTAGAATGGTGGTCACAAACTTCATTTGAGAATGGATATAACCAAGATGAATTTAATTCTGGTATTATGATGTACTTAGAACAAATAAGTGAAACACTTCCTAATCCAGAACAGGAAATGCAAAAGCTAGGTGACAATGCAAATGTAAGAGTTGAAGCTGCATCTTTATTTGCTAATCAATACTTTCCTAAAAACTTAATTCCAACAGTTGAATTACTTGCATCAACAGCAGAAGGTGTTCAAGTATTAGAACATATACAAGAACAGACAAAAGGAATAAATGTAAGTTCTCCTTCTCAGCCCATTAATCAAATTAATGAAGCACAGCTTCGTGATTTAATGGCATCAGATGAATATCATAATCCAACAAAGAGAAATCCAGAAGTAGTAAGGCAAGTTGAAAGTGGCTTTAAACAATTATATAAAGCGTGATATTGTAGCTTCACTGAGAAATATATCTTTAGTAAAAGCAAAGATAGCCGATGTAATGCCTGTTTCTCAAAACATGAGGCTACCAGATATAAGGGAGTGTGCTATATTTGGCACACAACCTTTTGAGTGTTTAATGGATGCTGTTATTAATTTTCCAGATGAAACCTATACTATTTTAATTAATAAGCAACCTGTAGCTATGTGTGGTACTGCTCAGTATCCAGATTCAAAAGATAACGCTTCTGTATGGATGCTTGGTACAAATGATATTGATAAACACTACTTTGTATTTCTTAGAGGTGCAAAAGAATGTATTAATATATTGCAAGCAGAGTATAAAAATATAGATAATATAGTTCCTGTAGACCATACAAAGACAATACAATGGCTACAATGGTGTGGTTTTAAATTTGAAGAACATATAGAAAATCATTATGGATATGACTTTTTACGATTTAATCGTTGCAATTTATTTCAATCTAGTATTTATAATGACACATCAAGGCCTGTAATACACTAAGCGACCCTATTGGACAATCGTGTTGAGGTGAGGATCAGATAACCAGAGATACCATGAAACTTAATATAAGGAGGTTTGCTAATGGCAAACACAATAGACACAGCCTTTATTAAGCAGTTTGAATCTGAAGTGCATCTTGCTTATCAGAGAATGGGATCGAAACTACGAAACACCGTTCGTACAGTAAGTAATGTTGCAGGAAACATAGTACGTTTTCAAAAAATAGGTTCTGGTTCTGCTTCAACAAAGTCTAGAAACGGTATGATTACTCCAATGGAGTTAGCGCATACCACAGTAGAAGCTACAATGTCAGACTTCTATGCTGCTGAGTACATTGATAAGTTAGATGAACTCAAGACAAACATAGATGAAAGACAAGCTGTAGCTAAATCGGCAGCTGCTGCTCTTGGTCGTAAGACAGATGAAATTCTTATTACAGCTATGGATGCAGGTGCTAATTCAACTCAATTACATGATACCAGTTCAGCTGTTGAAAAAGCAGATTTACTTTCTGCCTTTGAAACAATGGGTGCTGCAAACATACCTGAAGATGGACAGCGATATATTGCTATGCATCCTAAAGGTTTTGCAGATTTATTTCTCATTACTGAATTTGCATCAAGTGATTTTGTTGGAGATCAAAACCTACCCTACGCAGGTGGAATGACAATGAAACAATTCTTAGGTTTCAATATCTTTTCTACGTCTGCTGTAGCAGCAGGTAAGAGTATGGTGTATCATAGCTCTGCTGTTGGTCTTGGCATTAATGCAGATGTTTCTACAGAACTTAATTATGTTGCTGAGAAAGTATCTCACCTTGCAACCTCTTCGATGTCTATGGGTGCTGCTGTCATTGATGACAATGGTATCTATGAACTCTTAGATAATAACTAATAGGAGGTATAGACATGGCTTATGCAGCTTCTGGTTTAACTCGTCTTGCAGGCGCATCAGGTGGTAATCTGTGGTGGTATTCGACAACAGATGCTATTGCTACTGTAAATAGCGCAGGCTATTTTAATGACGCAGCAAATATGCTTGCAGTACGAGATGTTATTATTGTTTCAGATACTAATGTACCTACAACAAGTTTTGTAAATGTATTGTCAAATACTGGTACTGTTGTAGACGTATCGGATGGTACTGCTATCGCAGAAACAGATGGTGACTAGGGAGAATGGGGGGATAACACCCCCCATTTTATTATTATGGTAACAAGCACACCTGCAAATAGTGCAGTCGATATTGCAAGTAGAGCATTAATTTTAATTGGT